GCCACCGAGAGCCATTGCAAGGAATTTAGCCCTTACAGTGGCATTGATTGTCGCACGCCCACGCGCTAAGACTTCGGATATTTCGGTGTACTCACTTTTCTTTTCGCAGAAAGTTTGTGGTAAAATCCCTATGGCATAAGCAATTTCCTTGTCAGTGAGCCCCTTTTTGGCATACGACTCTACGAGAGAAAGAAAGTCCTCGCTTGTGTAGTCAAACTTGGGCTTTCTTCCTCCTTTGCCTTTTCTGTTTTGAGATTCACTATTGCTCATATTACTTATTCACTCCAAGGATTTTCATCTTCTTCCTCAACGTAAATCCGTTTTAGTCTATCAGATACTTCTTTCAATTCATGTTTCATCTGCTTTACATGAAATTCGGCAGGCATGGGAATTTTCATTGCGCCTAATAGGTTATCTATCGTGTCGACAACTTCCGTAAATTCATCTGGTGCAATCACATATCAATCTATTCTTTCTATTTGTTCATCAAATACTTCTCCCTTTATGAACTTCATATCCGGTCCATAACCGAATCGTTCACAGAAAGCGGCTTTCGCCTCATAGGTATCAAAAGACAACATCACATAGGCATCCATGTTCTCGGCTTGCTTCTGTGCATTCTCCTTTACCTGTTGTTTGACTTCCTTCATGTGGGCTACCTTTTCGGCACGTTCCAACTGTTTGGCGGCCTTATCGGCTTCTTTCTGTTCGGAAACCGGGGTCATCATATCAGACAAAGCATCCGCAATAGAGTTTTCCCCTTCGGTCTGCAAAAGATAGTCGACACCAATCATATTCAAGTCTGCATCGGTCAGACCTGCATCTTTCCAGTCAATATCAGGAACAATACGGGCAAGAGCGTCAAAATCCCATGTCCCTTGTGCATTAGGGTTGTTCATTAGAATGTTTAACTCCTTTTCCTGCTGCTCGTCCACGTCTATGACATCGACACGAATGCGGTAGTCGTTATCGGGAAACTTTTACAATTCGTCCATGACAGACAAACGCTGGTGCCCGCTGACTACGGTAAGACCTGTACGCTTGTTCACGACAATTCCACCGACTAAACCAAACTTCTTGATGCCACGTTTCAGTGTCTTACGTGATTCATCGGAAAGTTTCCGGGGGTTATAATCTGCAAAGTGAATGGCAGAACGATTAAGTTCCATCGATTCACTCTTTATGTATTTTGACAATTCCATATCATCCATTAGTTAAACCCATATAAATTCTTCGAGATACTTTTCTTGCGCCATCTTGTTGTTTCCCCTCGTTATACCCAAAGGTTCGTTCAATGTATCGAATATACTTTCTTGCAATAGAGTTTACTCTGTTCAGCCTATTACCCGTTAAAGTACGAGATAGTCTGTATCTTTGCTCTGCAATATCATCAATTGATTTTCTTCTGACTCGGCTTTCCTTCTATTACTTTTGTTGATTATTATACTCCCAAAGCACCCTTTCAGCCATTGGGAAAACTTTGTAAATTCTCTGTAAATCTTGTGGGTAATTATTCTCCATCCAAAGCATACAATCAAGATTGAAACCTACTCCCGAACTGGCTTTCAATGAATATCGAACTGGTTCGGGTAAATTGTGCTGCCTCATATAAGCAAGAATATCCTTTTGTGTCCAATCAGCCAAAGGATAAACCATACCGTTATTCTCGTAACCGTTTACCTCATACCCTTTCAGCATAAGCCTGCGGTTCATACCATCGGCTTTTTTCATGCCTAAAAATGTGTAATAAAGCCCATAAGTAAGCTGCATAGCCTTTACCACATCTGCCAACTTCAATAGTTTCACTTTCGGATTAGGCACGCAATACATACCTCCACGAAGAATATAAGTAAGATTCCAGTGAGGCACTTGCACAAACTCAATCTTTGGATATTTGACTTTAGTCCAGCCAATCCATCGGTTAATGTGCTCCAATTTCTTGACGAAGTACATGAACACACAAACAATCCGGTCAAACTTCGGATAGATTAAATCAAGCAGAACAAGCGAATCTTTGCCAAGTGATAAAAACAGTAAAGCCTCATTCGATTTTACCCGAATGAGGTCTATATACCGGTTCGCTTGTTCTACCTTGCTCATAGCTAACCACCACTTAAACCAAATGAAGTACGAAGGTCACTATAACGCTGTCTGCGTGACCCCAACTGTGATGTACCAGCTTCACCGCCACGTCTGGCAACCAATCTACCACCAGCCCCTGCACCGTTCATATTTCTGCGAGGCCCGGCTACTCTGTTAATTCTTCTTGCGACTCTGCTTTTTAATTTTAAAAGTTAAACAAATCAATCTATATGTCTCTCTAATATCTTGCCCAAAGTATAATCCATTTGTGCAGCAAGATACTCTTCGCCTTGATGTTCGTAAACAATATCATTACCGTTTTCATCTGTGAGAATAACTGCTTCTGCTACTTTCACTTCAACGATAATATAAGGACGTTTACCTGTATATGCACCTGTCAGAAGCTTGATTGCATCGTACTTGATAGGCTTTAATTCTATTTCACCTTCTTCAGGCAGTTCTGCATCAGCCGGATATTCTTTGCCGCCACATAGGTAAGTGATATACTTCTTAGCGTTAGTTGGTCTGATTTCACGGTATTCGTGGGTTTTCTTTCCTGCCAAGATTTCATCGAAATACTTCTGTTTGATACTTAATGTAAGAATGTTCATAATCGTGTCAAATTTAAATTAATACTCAATAGTTGCGGAAACAGGACTCGAACCTGTGACCACCGCCAAGTCAAAGCGGTAAGCTAACCAACTGCTCCATTCCGCGATAGTACCCCAAAGATACTACCACAACCAAAGATAACGAAATATCTTCAATCGTTATACACGACAATCGGCTTATTGTCGTGAACTAAGCCATTTATCCCGTCTTTCTCTGCATGCCTCTAAGGTAGGCGCACAACAAGCAAACAGTTCGCCACTTTCAGTACGATAGTCATATTGGTACATTCTTACTCTCTTACCTTTCAATTTGGTAGTGTAAGTGCAATAGTTCTCTTTACCGGGCTGGCATACGCTACAACCTCTTTCGTCGTTAATTGAGTTCATAATCATTTATCAATACTTACTTAGTAATTTGTAAAACATTCGCCTTTTCTCTATGTATTTAAGACCATTTCGTCTAAGACCTCGCTTTGATTTTGATACAGTCATTTGGCAACCTGCAACGCCAACGCAGATGTAATTTGAATGATGCCTTTTAGCTTCTTTGAAAGCCCACCAAATCGCTTCACGACAATATCTATAGCTATCATTTTGAACACCCTCGTATCCTCTACTCAAAATGAAGTGGCCTATTTCATTTGCTTCTTCTTCTGAATAGCATATTGTGAATATATTATTCATCCTTTCTTTGTTTTACTTGTTCAACCAAAAACTTTTTAAAATCATTCTTGTACTGGCTGTGAATGATTTTATACTGGTGGGATAGGTTAGGCAATTGTTTGTAACCTTTGCTATACAAGAATTTGGCTACAAGCTCAATTTTTGCACGGTTACTAAATCCTCTGTCTTTGCACATGTTAGTTATACAGACATTCGCCTTGCTGGTAGGCTTCTGGAAAATCCAGTGTAAGCTGCCCCCTAAAACCAAGCGATTCTGCCCCCTTGTGCTAAAATAATCCTACCCCCTTG